TAGTGGCCGTTTCGCTCGGGACGGTGAAACCGCCTTCTGAGCCTGTGGTGGTAGACATGGTGTTGTAAAACACCTGCGCATCTTCAGCGGACAACGAACGCTCACCGTTGCGCAGCCACTTGGCAAAAACGGCAGAAGCCGATGAACCCTTGTCCTTGGCGGTGCGTTCAGCAGCTTCGATCACGTCGCCGCGAGTGTTGGCTTCAACCAACAGCGCGTTGGCCTGCTCGGTGCGCTTGATCTGACCGTCGAGCGAATCCATCTGATCCATCAACGTGTCAAATGCTTCTGGCGTATAGCTTTTGCCATTAACCAGTTGATTTGCAGCGGTTGCGATTGCCGCGCGCTGCTCGCGGAGAGCCTGAATGCTCATTTTTGCTTCTCCATAAAAAAACCCCGCCGAAGCGGGGCAGGGTCTGCTCGGCGCGGCTTGCGCTTAGGCAGCATTGGCGAGTGCCAAACGTGCCATTGCACGGCGGCGCTCATGTTCTGGGTCGGCCTGCGCGATAACTTCAGCGGCAGGCGGTTCAGCGTCGGCAATCACAGCCGGCGCATTGGCGTAGGCGCTCAGATCGAACGCCATGTTCATTTTCTTTTCAGCCTTCTCGGCAACGCGATTGACCAACCCAGCCTCAACCGCCTCGGCTGCCGTAAACCACGTTTCAGCGGTCATCAGCGCCGCCCAATCTTGAGTGTCGCCGGCCTTTTCGCGGTATGCTTCCACAAGCTGACCGTCGATCTTTTCAAGCAGGCCAGCGGTCGCCATCATGTCGTCGGCGTTGCCCATCGCAATCGTCCACGCCTTGTGGATCATCACCATGCCAGATGGCGAAATAACCGCCTCATCAGCAGCAGCGACAAGTAGGCTGGCGGCGCTAGCGGCATAGCCGTCAACATGCGCCGTCACGCGGCCTTTATGCTCGCGGATGGCTTGCGCCATCGCCACTCCGGCAAACACGTCACCGCCTGGGCTATTGATGCGCAGAGCCACATCAGCGTCACCGGCAGCGCGGATTGCGGCGATCACAGCCTGGGCCGAAACGCCGCCGAAAAACGCCGCGTCAGCCTCGCTGGCCACGATCACATCATAAACCTCAATGGTGACGCCGCCCGCAGCCTGCACCACCGCCAGCGCCGCGCCCTTGCCCTTGTTGGCCTGATAGAAGGCCATCAGCCCTTTATGCATTGGCCTCTCCTGTCTGTTGCAACGCGGTCATGCCGCGTTCGATCTGTTCGCCGCCTTCAAGTTCAGGCAGATTGAGCTTCCGGCGCACTTCGCTTTCGGTCATGAAGCCGGGCTTGCCCTGGCCGCCCAGCGCAACGCTGAAGGCGTTGAACAGCGTTTCGGTGTCAGCGCGCTCAAGATCAGTCGTGTCAAACTCGGCAAACTTGCTGACTTGCCTAAAGAACTTGCGGTTGATCTCGTTGGTGAAGGCGTGAAGGTGCGTGCGCAGCGTGTAGCGGACGAAGCCAGTACCCATTGCTTCAACGCCGCTGCCCCAGCTCGTCGTCTTTTCGTTGTGGCCGATCATGAACGGCGGCACGCCAAAGATGCGCGCGATTTCCTCAACCTGAAACTGCCGCGTCTGGAGCAACTGCGCATCCTCAAACGGCATTGTGATTGACTTGAACTCAAGCCCACCTTCCAGCAGCATCGGACGGTGCGACCTAGCATAGCCGCCGTGCGCTTCGTCGATCTGCTTTTTCAGGTTGATGAACTGCTCATCAGACAGGCGTGATGCGCCAGCACTAGATTGAATCACGAAGTCAGGCCGCGCGCCGTTGGCAAAGAACCTGGCCGCGTATTCCTGTGTCGCCACCGCGCCAGCGCCGGCCACAAGCATATCATAACGAAGCGGCGACGGTGTGCGGATGCCGTCAAAGCCATCGCCCGGCACATGCAGCATGTCGTCCTGGTCGTAGACCTCAACGGCGCTGCCCATCGCGGCGTTGACCGGATAGACCGCATAAACCAACCGATCCTGCGGCGTTTCGTAAACCTCGACGCGGCGCGGGTGAACCGGCTTCAGGTGACGAATGCGGCCCAGCGGGTCGCGCTGGATAATGGCAAACGCATCGCCGTGCAGCAGCCGCGACCGCGCCATAAACGTCCAGCCCGCTGCCGAACTCCAGCGCGGGTGAAACTCTTCGTTCAGCGTCCACCACAACACGTCATCATAAATCTGTTCGCGCGAACCATCCTGCTGGCGGCGAAACGTGTTCATTGGCAGCACAGCAATCGCGCCGCTGATCACCTTCACGCAGGCATTGATCGCCGCCACCGTCTGCGCCGTCTGCTCAGTCAGGGTGGGCAGGCCGCCGCCCATGTCGCCCGTGAAGGCCATGAACACTTCGCTGCCGCGCGACACGCTGCCGCTCGGCACCACTGCGTTCATGAAGCGCGCCTCGCGGGCAGCCTGGGCCGCCTGCTTGTCGGCCTGGGTAACCGTAGGCCAGACGTTATCGCGGATCGCGTCAAGCAACCCCATTACAGCACCCGCAGCATGGGCGTGCTGGCGGCTGGCTCTTCCTTGTTCATAGCCGCCACTCCCATTGCCATCGCAAGCGCCACGATGCCGTCAATGCGGCCTGTCGAACGCGCCTTATCGAGTTTCCTGTTTCCGGCAGGGTCGCGGATCGCAACCGCATTGCCGGCGCACATATTCAGCACCGGATGACCACCGTGCTGTATCAATTCCTGCAACGCCGCCTCTTCAAGCGCTGCGACTGCCGGCGACATGCTGGCGTAACCCTGGCCGTATTCCTGCAACGGCAACGCCAGCCCTAGCCGGTCAATCTCAAGCATCAGGCCCGGCATCCGCCAGCGGTCAAACGCTATGGCTTTCACCGGCAGCCCGGTCGTTACCTCGGCAATCTTGGCCGCCACCCAATCCAAGGCCACCACCTTGCCCGGCGTGGCTTCGATCAGCCCTTGCTTGTGCCAAACATCATACGGCACCCGGTCAGCCCGCGCCCGTTCCGGCACCAGCCCCTCGGCCATGAAGAACCACGGCTTGACGTGAAACCGGCCATTGTAGCGCGCGACCAAAACAAACGCGGTTAAGTCGGTGGTCTGCGACAAATCAAGGCCGCCGTAGACTTCGCCAAACCTGAACGCCTCATCATCCGGCGCGGCGCTGTTCGCTTCCCACACCGACCGCGACAAGAACGGGCTAAACGGGTTGACGCGCTGGTTCAGGTGCAACCAGCGAAACGTGTTCTCAGCTTCCGGCAACCGCGCCGCCTTGGCCGCGCCGTCGATCAGTTCCTGCCTGGACTTAAACAGATCAAGCGCCGGGTTGGCAGCCTTCCACGCCGCCTCATCGTCCAGTTCGCAATCTTCCGGCGCGCGATAGACATGGCAGACCGTTGCCGGATCACCACTCGCAGCCGCGTCATCAATCAAGCGGTTGAACAGGTCGCCATCGGTGCGGCCCTGCGTCGAAATCCATATCTCCAGCGGCTTTTCGTATGCGCCCTGGCTGGTTGTAATCGCCTCAAAAAAGGCATCGTATGGCCCTTGCACCTGGCCGGCTTCGTCCAAGATGGCCACCAGCGGGCTGCCGCCGTGTGCCGTTTTGCCTTCTGCCGCCAGCGCCTCGTATTCGGTGTTCATCGGCAGACCGACAAGCCGCTTTGACGATGGCACCGGGCGCACCAGATTGTTGATCGTCGGCGACATGGCCGCCATCTTGCTGGCGTAGTTGTAAACCTCACCGGCCTGCTTGCGGCTCAACGCGCCCGATGCCAGCCGGGCGTTCTGCACCGCTTCAGGCCCAATCAGAAACACCAGCAGGATAATGGCAATCGTCGCCGTCTTGCTGTTCTTTCGCGCAATCGACAGAATCGCTCGCCGGGTGTGAACCGCGTTGTCGAAAACGGCGTAAAAAAAATCTTCCTGGAAGCCCGCTAGCCTGATCGGCTTTCCAACCAGCTTGCCCTCTGGCACCACCAAATGCCGTTCCGCAAAACACATCGCCCGCTCGGCGCGCGTCAAACTTGCCGGCTTCAACTTTCGCCACGCACGCCCTTTGGGTACTGGGCCGGCAAGAATGGCCGGCTTAGTTAAGGGTCGTGCGCGCGGTGAGGAGGTCATAAACGATCACCCCGTCACAGTCGTTTTTGCTTGCGTCTTATACCCTCAATGAGTATAAATAATGCAGTAGCCAACAGGGCTGCCGGGCGCCTCGCCGATCAGGGGCCGGAAAAAAACATGCAGACCTTCACCGTCATTGAAAGCAACAGCGGCCTCGTTTGGGGAACTGCCACTGCACCCACCATAACCGAAGCCTGCCGCATTGTTGACGAAGGCATTGGCGCTCATGGCTGCACTTATGAAGAATGTGGCCGCAGCGTCATTGGCAGCGGCAAAGATTATTACATTGTCTATACTGACAACACCGGCTCAGACTTCATGGCCGAAGATTACGAAGCCGTTAGCGCCCTGCCGGTCGCCGGATATGTAATCAGGATCGGCAACCCGTTCTAATGACCGCCCATCCCAACCGCCGCCGGATTAGCACCCCGGCGGCAAATCCATCGCCAGACCTAATTCGTGCCGCCCGTGAAGCCGCAGGGCTGACACAAACAGCAGCGGGCGCATTGGTCTACAGTTCGCTTGGCGCGTGGCAGCAATGGGAGGCAGGACTGCGCCGTATGCACCCAGGGTTGTGGGAGCTATTCCACATAAAATGCAACGCCATTAAACTTAAATGATCTAGTCGCCCCAACGCCGCGCTTTAGAAAACACATCCCTTGCAGACCGATGCGGAGAAACAACAGCCGCAGTGTCTGGAATGCGTTCAAAAATGCCCTTGATAACGGCGCTCTTGCCCTCGCCGCCTTCTGCCGCATCCCACAGTGCGTCAAACCAATCAGCAAAAAACTGCACAGTGCTATCGTCTGTGTTGCAATCAATGTTTTCTGTGCGTTCGTTTCTATTAAGATTGAGACTGCCGCGCATCGCCGCACCAAACTTGCCACGGATCACGCATACTTTTGCATGAACCGGCGCAAACCTGAAGCATTCCTCGCCCAGCACCTTAATCATGTTGCTGCTGTACTCGGGCCGTGATCGAAAAATAGTTTTGTCCACGACGATTCTGATCACAGCGCCTTGCGTAGCCTGTCGAAACGCAGCCAGGCGTTCCAAATCATAAACGCCGGTTGTCCATGTGCTGATGTCTATCGTCTGCGCAGAAACTTGCTTTGCCAAATGTTCAATTGCATCAATCATGCTAAACTGACCGTTGGTTAATCCAACAATGTGTTCATTTGGCGCTATGTCACCAAAACATCGTTCTGCGTTACCAACGCGCGACGCAAACACTCGCCTGCGCGATGTTTGGCTTTTGATCATTGCACTGTCGGACGCGCAATAAATTCGTCCAGCCCAGCGCGCACCTGGCTTTCCACAGTCTTGGCCTGCGACTTCCGCTTGGCCACGTCTCGCGCTTCCCCCCCCTGCGCGCGTGCGTGAATGGCCAGAGTTCGCCGAAAGGCCAGCACGTTCGTCGTTTGCATTCTCAAAGCCGCCAACCGGGGATTAGCTGTCGGCGTTCCGTTAGCCGTCAACACGACCTCGCCTTCAGAGCGCAAAAGGTTCTGATTGCGCGCCGCGTCTGCCATGTTTCTTGCCAGCATCGCGGCAACTTCAAGCTGGTGCGCCGTCCAATCGGCCCGCGCAAACTCAGCAATCACGCTGGCCCAGAACGGCAGATCGGCAGCATCAAGTGCCACATGGCCAGGCGGATCAATTTGCTTATCAGCAGCAGCCGCCACAGTGACCGCCGCCGATATGCTGTCAACGCGCTGGCGACGGGCCATGTAAGCGGCTCCCAAAAACTGTGTTAGCGATAATTTTCGTGCAACCGAACGGTTTCCGGCACTAAAAGATGGGAAGTTCTGATAGCCCCCCGGCTATACACACAGGGCCAGCAAGCTTGGCTGTCCCAACGTCGTCGCTCCCTTGCGCCCGTTGCATTCCCTGCAACTGCAAGCCGTGTTCTTGTAGGTATGGCCGCCACCCAATGACAGCGGCACAATGTGGTCTAACTCTGGCGCATTCGGCTTGTAGGTGCCGCGCAAATCCCTAGGCGTCCTGCGCTTGCACATGTGGCAGCGCCAACCATCGCGATCAAACACCTTAATCGGGTCAACACGCTCACTGCCAACACCGCGCTTGGCCGCCTCACGCTTACCCTTCAACGCCCGCCTGATATTGCGTTCTGAGCATTGTTTGCCGCAAAATACCATTGCACCATGAACCGGGTTGAACGAAGCGGCGCACTCCTTGCACTGCCTGTCTGGCCTGCGATCAATTTCAGCCAGCAACTTACGGCGCTGATGCAGCCCAGTCTTCAAGCTGGCTAGTTTCCGATTGCATTCGTCACAGCGCACACGACGCGTGCTAATCATTCCGCTACACGTCGGGCAAGGCTTTGTAGGCATCGGCTGCTTGGCCCGCTCGGCTCTATCCGCCGCCGCCCTTGCTTTTTCACGCTCTCTGTGAACAGCCCTTAGCGCCAAAAAGCGATCAGGATTGGCCTCGCGAAAGGCGTTTGTCTTACACGCTGGGCCGCAATACATCTTGTTGAAATAGCGAAGCTGCAATTGGAAGACGTTGCCACATTGCACGCAAGCCCGCTCTTGGGTAATTCCGTCATTAGCCATATCGAACCTCAACCGTTCGTAGCGGTCAGGGCCGGCTTGATGCTAGTAACATCATGTCGGCCCGTTTTTGTTCTATCCCGCGTTTGGCCAACCATCAAGCCCAGTGTTGACCTTTACCCGATGCCCCATCGCCTCGTTCGTCACGTCCACATGGCATTGACGACACAGCGCCCGCAGATTGCCGCGCTCGGTTGCGTGACCGCCCAGGTGCAGCGGCGTGATGTGATCAACCTCTTGCGCTGCCGTCACCCGATCACTGGCCAGACAGATGCGGCACAGCGGTTCAGCCATCAGCACCTCGCGCCGGATGCGCTGCCATGCTCTTCCACGAACGCGCTCGGTTGCTGCGGTCATATCGCTGGCCATCTGATGCTATGGGCTTGTGTCGTGGCCAGCGCCCCGTGTGGGGAAGCCTAAAGAAAAACCCCCACACCGGGCGAGGTGCAGGGGCTTTACTTAATCAAGTGCGCTAGGCGCAGCTACAATCAATAGCTGTTTCTTATCATCTGCCGCGCGGGTCGTCAAGCGGCACTGCGCTCACCCATCAACTCGTCTCTAACCAATTGAATAATCTCAGCAGAGACATAGCCCGCTCTTCCTATTGGGGCCGCCGGCTTGATAAACAGATCAGACGCTTCACGCAAACCGTCTAGCATTTCAGACAACAGCGCCATGTCGTTGACCAATAACGCCTCAGGCCTTGTGCCTCTATGAGGCTCGGCAGTTGCTGCCGTAACCATTAACATCGCAGCTTCAATAGAACTAATTTTCTGCTGCAATAGCTTCACACTGTGAACAGGTGGCCAGCAACCCAAATTCCGAAGCGACAAAGCTCTGGCTTGAAGCATGGAAATGCTAAGGCCTCGCGGTTTATGACTTGCAAGAATTTCAAACAGCCGGGAAGCAGTAAGCATTACGCCGCACTCCTCTCGCCCAAAACCTTCCACGCCAGAAGATCATCGGCCACATAGCCGATCTGCATCTGCGCCCGTAACCGTGCCGCATCCCGGCTGCCAATGCACAGCCGCCGCGCTGTCTGATCGAACGTCTCGCGGTCTGGCGGATCAAGCGCCTCGCAAGTAAGGATCATGGCCGCCTGGTCACGGCAGGCATTGCGCATCGCGGCGTAACGCTGCCGGCGTGCAAACAGGCGTTCTGCGCTGTTGCCCATGCCCTCCCCTGTCGGCTCACACAGCGCGCTGCGAACGGTGCCGTAGCCCGCGTCATCGGCAGCCTGGGCGAACAGCACCAAAATGCCCCGCTGCTCAAGTGTCAGCCACCGCCAGCGCATTGCCGGGCATTCACGCTTAGGCGTTTCGGATTTCGTGCGCTGTTCCGTTTCGCCCGCCATCTTGGCAGTCTTGGTGACCGTCCACCCATCCCCTGCCCTGATCTGATCAACGAAGTCGCCGATGGGCTGCGGCGTGGCTTTGCGCTTGGCTTTCGGCATCGGTGCAACTCCTAAGCTGGTTGGCGATCAGATCAACGGTTCTTGGTTGTCAAACTCGGTCAGGTCATCGGGTGCAAACCAAGGCACATCGTTAAGCTCGGCCTGCACTGCGGCGAGGTAGCCATCGTCATCCGGCAACGGCTGCGGCCCAGCTTCCAAATCGTAATCTGCTTCTCCGGTGGGGGCGCCATCGGCCCCACCGGATATATACGTAGTATATAGGGGGGTGTGTGGGCGGGTTTGGGCGGGGTTTGGGCGGGGTTTGGGCGGGGTTTGGTGCAGGGTTTGGGCAGTGGTTTGGGCGCTTGAAGAAGTGCGCGCAAACTGTTGAAACATAGCTACTTTATCCTCAAAAACAGCGTCTATGTCCGTTTCGGGGCTTTTGGGTTTGGGCGGGGTTTGGGCGGCCTTGTTTCGGGCCAATCCGTAGGTCATCCGGCGCTTCTTTTCGTCCCGCCATAGCTCTTCATTGGCCACGATTTCCTTGCTGGCGAAGAGCCGTTCCATCGCCTGCTCTAGCGCCTTGCGAGACACGCCAGACGCTTCAGGCATCCCTGCAAAAACCTTGGGGGCAAAGTTCGCAGCGGGCATGTGCGAGACGTGACGGCGCTGTTCAGTGACCGCATCCAGGCAGCGCAGGAACGCCACATCTTCCTGCACCAGACGCCCCTCAGTGCCGGCAATCTGGCTCTCATCGTGGAACGCGCCTTCATGCCACATCATGGTCAGACGCTCACCCTTGCGGGCGCTGTTGGCCTTGCCGCGTGTAAGGATGCGGCGGTCGCTGTCCTCTACTTCCTCGCCCTTCTCATCTAGTTCGCGCTTGAGGAACAGGCGCATCCGCACCGCGTTTTCCCATGCCATCGTGCCGGCAAACTCACTGCCCTGCGCCTTGGCAACGTGGCCAGCCAAGATCACCGCCGCGCCCGTTTCAATCGCCAAGCGGGTCAGTGCGTTGCAGAACACCGTCACCTCGCGCGGATCGTTGAGGTTGCCGACATAGAGTTGCATGGCGTTGTCGAGCGCGATCACCTTAGCGCCGACCAACAGTGCGGCATCGCGGATGTCGTCAAAGAACTGGTTGGGCTTAAACTTGCCGTCATCACCGATCACGCCAATCGGGTTGTCCATGCCCAGGCGCGCGACCAGGTGAAGCTGGCCGGCATAGGATGCCATGCGCCGGTTAAACGTCTTGGCGATGGCTGCTTGGCGGCGTTGCAGTTCCTCGGCGTCATCCTCACAGTTCACGTACAGCGCCGGCACCGGAGCCGTGCCGCGCGTTCCCATGAAGCCATCGCCTAGCGCGATTGCGGATAGCCATTGCTGGATCAGCAGCGACTTGCCGGTGCCGCCTGCGCCTGAAATTAGGGTGACGGCGCGCGGCAAAATCCAGCCAGGCACAACCCACTCGCGCTCTGGCAGGGTGACGCCTTCCCAGCTTCCCACGTCGATCAGGTCAAGGCCGCCAACAGGCTGCTGCTTGGCGTCTGCGCCCCATTGATGAAAATGAGCGTTCATATCGTCCCCATCATCCATTTCAGGCGGCCACCAGTTCCGGCTTGCGCACGCGCACAACCGGCAGTCTGGCGGCCTTCAAGATCGCGTCAGCCAGCGGTTGCCGCAGGCTTGGCGTGTCGATTTCAATGCTGTCAGCGCCCATGATGGCGGCGAAGTTGCCGATGCGATCAGGCGTGCCAATCATGGCAAAACCGGGCAGCGCGGCCTGTTCAAACATTTCAGGCGTGCGGTGTGCCTCGCCAGCGGCCTTGATGCGTGACCAGGCGGCGCGGCGTTCATTCACCCAAGCGCGGGCAAGGGTAAGGCCATCGGCATAGACGCGCAGATGACCGGCGCTGCGGTTGCCGCCCCAAAAGCCAACAGCGCGGTCATCGTCGGCCCAGCGCATCGCGCCAGACACGCCGTCGATCAGCAGTATGTCGCCGTCGATGTTGAGCGTGTCGCTGGCAGCGATCCACCACATCCCATCGACTTGGATCGGCGCGAACGGCAGCAGCGACCACCAATCAGCCCAATCGCAGAGCAGTGCGTTGGCCATCGCATCGTGCGCGGCAGTGCGTTCCTCGCGCTTATAGATCGCGCGGCGGGCGGCATACCAGGCGGTGGCAACGGTCAAAACAGCACCACAACATCAAGCGCAGCCCGCCACGCATCTTTGCCCAGTTCGCGCTTAATGATTGCCAGCGCCTCGCTGCGGTCAGTGCTGCCCCAGGCGTTGACTTCAATGCCGTTCAGCCAGCCCTTCAGATCATGCGCGCCGTGCGAGGCGCAGCGGGCTTCCACCAGCTTGGCCCGGTCGCGCGTCAGCTTGATCTGTGCGCTTTCACGGGCGCTCGGATCGGGACGGAATTGGCCAAAGCCGCTCACATCCACCCCCAAGACCGCAACGCAGCAAGAGCCTCATCAAGAGACGTGACAACCGCCGCCTTGAAGCCATCGGCTTCCAGGTGCGCCAGTGTCGCCACTTGCCGCTCAGACAGCACACCGCCGGCCCGCTTGACTTCTAGCAGCCCAAATTCTGGCCCGCCGCGCTTTAGCGGACGCAGCACCAGCAGATCGGGAAAGCCCGCTACTTCGCCATCCATGCGCTTGGCCATTGCCATACGAAGCCGTGCGATGCTGTCGCCGGTATATGCCCCACCGTTTGGGATGTGGATCACGCGCAGGTGCCGCTCTCGCAATCCCTTCACGATGCCGCGCTGGATCACGCGCTCAGTCGGGCCGCCTTTGATCGCCTTGCCCACGCGGGTGCGCTTCACTGGCTTTTCAAGCGCGTCTAGCTGTTCAGGCGTCCAGGCGCGGCTCATGCGGCCCGCCGGAACAGATACGCCGCAACGTCATCAATCGGCTGCCCAACGAGCATGGCAATTTCATAAACCGGCTTGCCGATGAAGTTTAGGTAACGCGCCTGCAAGCGCCAAGGCAGCAGCGCGATCATGCGGCCACACTACGCCACGCATCAGGCTGCCACCCGCGCCGTTCAGCCTCGGCAATCACCGCAGCAGCAGGCATCCGGTGGCCAAGGATCATGTAATCATCAAGCGCCTTGAAGTGAACGCGCATTGGATAGCAAGGGCCAAACCGTTGCAGCCACCGCATCGCCATGTCGGCGCGGGATGTGGGGGCAACTTGGCACGGCACCGGCTGGCGTTGACCAGCAGGGCGGCGTGCCGGATATAAACGCGGCTTCTTTTGGGTGATGCCGTGCGCGATCTTTGTGGCCCGCCCACCAAGCGCGCCTGATCTCATACAGGCATCGCGGCCATTGACGCGCACCCACTCGGCAACGTGCGGCGGGCTTTCCTCGATCCAGCGCGTGATAATTAGCAGCGATGCCGCGTAATGCTTTTTAAGCTGAGTTTTGTTCATCCAACGGCAGCGTTGCTCAAAGTCATCCGGGCGCTGCTTTTTCGGCTGTGCAGGCGGCGGCGTGTGGATCATCACGCCCGCGCTGATAGCGTTGCCGCGATCCCGCAGTTCCTTGTGCAGCGCCGGTTTGTGGCGCAACAAATGCTTGCCCAAAGTGCAATCCGACCACCCCAGCACCTTGGCCAGCGATGCAATGCAATGGCCGACCGCAAGAGTTTCTATGTCGGCGGGAAGCGTCTTGGGTCGGTTTTTGCCGCTGGAGCGCAGGCCGGTTTCGCGCAGCCATTCTTTGATCTTCAGATCACTGCAACGGTAATGCTTGGCCAACTTGTCCTGTGACATGGTGGGCGCAACGGTGGCAAAGTCAGCCGGGCAAGGGCGGCGGTGATAGCCGGGCATCTCAGCGCACACCGGCAGCAGCAAGCAGGCGCGTGCGGCGCTTGGACAGTCGTTCGCGGGCTTCTGGGCAAATGTCAGCGCCAGTGTCGCCGCCAGCTACAACAGCAGCCCACTCTTTGACGTAGCCGGCAGCTTCCACGCCCAGCGCGTCCAGATCGCCCTCTAGCCCGTCATGGCAAATCACCTTGCCGCCTGGCTCAGTCAGGACAGAAACCAACTCATCAGGGACGCCCGCTTTGGCAAAACGGTTAAGCGCCGCCAGTGGCATAGCCGTCTCTTTGGCCCACGACTGTAGCGTTGCCACCGGTATGCCGGTGTCGTAGTGCAGCGCCTTAAACGACAGCCCGGCAGAGTCACAAAGGCGAAAGAACCGCCTCTGAGCTTGCAAAGTATCGCTCAAAATACTGTTAAAAGCGCACATGATTTTGATCCGTTAGTGTATTAAATATTGCCAGTGGAAAACGTAAACACCTTGGAACGCTCCCGCCTGATCAGCGGCGCAAAAAGTAACGGGCCGGGAGCCTTGGGGGTCGCTCAACCGGCCCGACCGGCGCGCAGGGTCAGAGGCGCGCGGGTTCGAGATCATAAAGAAGCGACTGCGCGGCGGCGTGGCTGCACACCTTCGGCAAGTTCTTCAATGGAAGCGGCATCCATCTCTACAAGCCTTGGCCAATATGGCGCGGGGATGCTGTTGCGCTTCCGCCACGATTGAACGGTGAACCGGGAAAGGCCAAGCGCAGCAACAAGAGCCGCCTCCCCTGCTTCAGCCACAATCTGAGTATGAGTCCGCATCATGCATTCATAATGCATAATGCACGCATCTTGTGCAAGTGCGATTTGCACGCATCAATGGATTAAGTTGCCACTCATGAGTGACAAGGCAGAACGATTGAAACAGGCCCGCAAACGCGCTGGCTACGCATCTGCGCGTGCGGCAGCCGAAGCTATGGGCGTATCAGGTGCAAGTTACACGCAACACGAAAGCGGATTGCGCGGCTTTAAGGACGAAGCTGCCGCTCGATATGCAGCTTTTTTTAAAGTCCCGTTAGAGTGGCTGGTATTGGGGCCTAAAACGTTGGTTCCAGATAGTTTTATTCCGCTTGGCCCACGCTTGTACGTCAAAGGCAAAGTTGCTGCCGGCGTGTGGCAAGAGGCTTGGGAATTGCAGGCTGATGAATGGGAAGTGTTTACCGGTCGCGCCGATATAGCGGCCCCGCCAAGAGATCGCTTTGGCCTGCATGTTATGGGCGACAGCATGAACCTGGTTTATCCGCCTGGCTCCATATTAGAATGCGTGGCCTACAAAGGCGAAACTGTTACCAATGGGAAACGTGTTGTGGTGCAGCGTCGCCGCGTGGACGGTTTGATTGAAACAACGGTCAAAGAGTTCATGCAAGACGAGGAAGGCACGATCTGGCTTGTTCCACGCTCGACAAACCCGGCGTTGCAAATGCCGATCCGCATTGGCGACCACGAGAGAGAGATCGCCAGCGTTGAAATTTTGGGCATTGTCGTTTCGTCAATCCGTCCAGAATAACACGCGCTACTCCACCACATGACCAAACCGTAACCGCGCCGGCAAAACTTTTTTGTCGTAGCGTGCATTTTGCACTTGCCGATGATGCGTGCATTATGCATTATTTCTCCAAGCCGCACTACCCGAAAGCAGCGGCAAGGAGACGACAATGCATTACCTTGCGCATAGAGGCAGCCCGCAGTGGGTCAGCGATGGCGAACCGTCCGACCAGGCCATTGACGCCGCGCTGTTGACCGAGATAGCCCGCCGCGTTGGCATGGATTGGTTTGAGGCCGACGCCCAAATCCAAAACCACGCGCCCGACGAAACCGAAGCCGAAGCTGCGACCGATCAGGCGCGGGCTTACACCGACGATCTGCTGGCCCACGCGCTGCTGCGGATGATGGCCGAACGCCGGGCTGAGATGGTGCGGTTTCAGACTGCACGGCTGATGCACATGTCGGCGCGGGATGTGATGGAGCCGGTCAAATGAGCGCGCCCCAGATCGACAATTTTGACGAAGCTGCTTGCGACCGCTGGCATGACGGTTGGTTCTTGGGGTTTCGCGGCAGCGCCTGCCCGGTCGATGCTGACGCGGCTGAAGGCTGGCGCGATGGCGTCGAGGCGCGGAAGGTGCGCCCCGTCCTGATGGAGCGCCCAGAGGGGTATTACCACGGCCCGATTGAAACGGAGGGTCGGCCATGACCGGCACCCGCGCACGCCCGTGGCTGCCAGTCATCAACCAGCACGAACGCGACAGCCGCGCCGCGCTGATCGACCGCCGCCCTGAGCCGGGTTTCTGGCCGACGCTGGCCGCTGCGATCCACGCCCACCCGCGCACATGGCGCGTGTCTGTCACCATTACCGCTGGCGTGTTGCTGGCTCAGATCGGGGCAATGCTGTGAGCGCGCCAGACCACATCATTTATCACGATGCGTTTGATCAGGGCAGCGACCAGTGGTTGCGCGCCCGCTGCGGAGTGCTGACCGCCAGCAATATCAAGCTGATCATCACGCCAACGCTGAAAATGGCCAACAACGACAAAGAACGCGCGCACCTGTTCGAGTTGATGGCCCAGCGCATCACCGGCCACGTTGAGCCGCTCTACGTCACCGACGATATGCTGCGCGGCCACAGCGACGAAATTCTGGCCCGCGCCAAATATGCCGACATGTTTGCGCCGGTCACTGAATGCGGTTTCATCACGAACACGCGCCACGGTTTCACGCTGGGCTATTCGCCTGACGGGCTGGTTGCAGATCGCGGCCTGATTGAGATCAAGAGCCGCCGCCAGAAATACCAGATTGAGACGCTGACCACGCACTATCTGGCCGGCGACTGCCCGCCTGATTTCCTGCTGCAATGCCACACCGGGATGTTGGTTTCGGAACGGCAGTGGCTCGACCTGATCAGCTATTCGGGCGGCCTGCCGATGGCGGTGATCCGCGTCTGGCCCGACGAAAAGGTGCAGGCGGCGATCCTTGAAGCTGCTGCTGGGTTTGAGGCGCGTCTGTCTGCCCGCCTGGCTGAATACCACAATTTGCTGGCGACCGACCCGCGCCTGATCCCGACCGAACGCACCGTTGAACTGGAGATGACGATATGAATGCACCCGTCGATATGAGCCGCTTTATTGAGGCTAAGTCAGACCAGATCGGGGCAGATGACCTGATCGGCGGCCCGCGCACATTCACCGTGCGCGGCGTAACGGCCAACGAAGGCGAACAGCCGGTCAATGTGTGGCTGGAAGGTGAAGAGCGCGTGTTTCGCCCTTGCAAGACCATCAGGCGCGTCATGGTGGCCATGTGGGGCGCTGATGCAAACCAGTATGTTGGCCGCTCAATGACGCTTTACCGCGATGCAGAGGTGCAATTCGGCGGGATGAAAGTCGGCGGGCTTCGCATCAGCCACATGAGCCACATCGACGGCGCGCGTGATGTGGTCGTCATGAAGTCTAAGGGCAAAAAGGCCGGCATGAAAATCTTGCCGCTGGCGACGAACGCCCGCCCGCCTGCGCTGCCTTCCCCGCCTGCGCCTAGTGCTGGCGATCCAGTGCCGCCGCAAACGGTCGAACTGCCCGCCACGGCGCAAGATTGGATCGCTGAGACGATGCGCCAAGTTGCTGCCTGCGAGACGATTGCCGACCTGGCTGAACTGCAAGCCGGCAAGGCGAAGGGATTGAGCCGGCTTGAAGCGTTCCCCAAGGCCCATGCGGACGTTGTGGCGCTGTTCAATGATCGGCGCGCGGCGGTTGAGGGGGCGGAATCACCGCCGTTCTAAGGATTGCTGACAGATGGCCCGTCCCGATTTGCTGATCCACCTGACGCCGGCAGAGTTGTCGCGCTGCAAACAAGCAGCCGCACTCCGCTGGCAGTTGGCCCGCGCTTCTGGCGTGGTGGATCAGCGCCGGGACAGTAGCCGCCAGTTAAACGATCTCGACCTGTTAGGCGTCAAAGCGGAGCAAGCCGTGGCAAAGGCGTTAGACCTTGAATACACGCCCACCGCGCTGGGCATTGATGACGGCGTCGATCTGTATGCCGGCGATGTGAGCATCGACGTGAAGGCCACGTTCTACTCGAACGGGAAGCTGCTGCTTCGCAGTCAGGCGCAAGCCAAGGCACAAGTTTTTGTGCTGGTTGCTGCCGTCAAGGATGAGGAGGCTGTGATGCGCTTGTGCGGGTGGATCAGTCGCAAAGGGTTTCTCACGCAGTGCAAGACCATCGACCTTGGCCACGGGCCAGGGCTGTCGATGGAGCAGGCCGACTTGCGACACATGACCGAACTTTGGGGGCTGCTGGTGACACGCCGGCACGGCCCCAACCCAGCTTTTGCGGCGTGATGGCCGCTTCACTTTACAGGAAGGCAGCATGATCCGCCCTTACACCCCCGCCACGTTAGCCGAACGCTGGGAGTGCAGCGAAACTACGGTGCGCGCTCTTATTAAGAGCGGGCGGTTGCGCGCTTTCAAATTGGCCGGCAAGCTGTATCGC